GGCACTCGGGGATGTCGATGTGCTGGGCCTGCCAGCTGGTGTGCCCGTCGCGCACCGCCTCGACCTTGACGATGAGTCGCTCGTTGGGCCGCCCCAGCCCGCTCTCGGCGATCTCGATGGCGAGGGGGTAGGTCCAGCTGGTGCCGGTCAGCCCCGTCTCGGTGTGTCTGAGGGTCCCCGCCTCGCCGTAGACGCGCACCGTGTAGGTGGTCCCGGGCTCGGGGCCGATGCTCGCCTCGTCCTGGGCGACCAGATAGGCGGTCTGCAGCACGCGGCTTCGGTGCGCCCAGGCGACCGTCAGAGGGCCAATGATGAAGGCCACGTCGTAGCCCAGGCCGTTGACCCGCAGCCGCCCGGGCGGGTAGGGCCGGATCTGCCGGCGCGCGAAGGTGTAGCCCAGGGCCGGGGCCGATGCCTCGGCCAGCACGCCCATCCCGGTGGCCGGCAGCACCTTGGCCTGGACCGCCTCGCCCTCGAGGTACTGGGTGGTGTCGAAGAACTGGCCGTCTTCGATGAAGTAGAGCCGTGCGCCCGCCGGGTGGGCTGCCGGCACCGTGTCCAGCACCCCGCGATCGACGGTGACGGTCGCTGCGGCGACATTAAGCGCGCCCACCGCGACCAGCTCGCTCTCCAGCAGCGCATAGGTGTCGAGGCTCACCAGATCCAGGTCCACCCCATAGAGGACGTGCAGCACCCGATCCGTCTGGCCGATGTCCGCAGCCAGCACGCACGAGGGCACGAAGTCGCCGGTGCCGATGCGCTCGAAGGGTGCGGTGCCCTGGCGGGTCAGCACCTGGTAGTTAATCGCTGCGGCCGAGGGGCGCACCGCTGCAACGGAGAGAAATCCACCCTCGGGATCGACTTCCGCCAAGGCCGCGGCCGACTCGCCCGTCAGCTCGCGGACGATGGTCCAGTAGGGGATCTCTCCTATAGATTGGTAGTTCGCCGGGATGGGCGCCTGCCGCGGGTCTTCCCACCCGCTCTCGGCGGGGGCGAGGTACACCGCATCCGGCAGCCCGAAGGCGTCCTCCACCGCCGTGACGCGCACCCGCCCGTCGGTCAGCGTCCCGTAGCCGATCTGGGCGACGCGCAGGATCAGCCGCTCGATGCCGAGCTCGGGCCACGCAAAGGCAAAGACATCGCCAATGTTGAGCCCCGCCGCGGCGCGGCTGGCCACCAGGGTGACCTTGGCCAGCGGCGCGGACAGTTGGCGCAGGTCCCGCATCGCGACCCGTGCGGCCAGCGTCCCGTTGGCCACGCCCTCGTAGCTCACCGCCGCATCCTTGATCTCGCCGAAGGACCGCTCGATGCCGGCGATGTCCTGCACCGAGACCGACACGCTCTTGTCGGTCGCGCGGTCGTGGTAGGACAGCGTCACCTGGTTGACCAGCTCCTCGGGCAGCGTGCGCTCGAAGGACTCCAGCCGAAGGACGTTGGTCTGGTTCAACTCCAGGAGCGCCGAGGGGTCGTAGTCGTCGCGGGTGAGCTTCAGGGTGAAGAGCCCCGTGCGGGGGCTGACGTACAGCGAGGCATCGATGTGCTGGAGGATGCGCTCGATGAAGGCGTCGATGTCCTGGGCGCGATCCCACAGGATGGAAAGCCCGAAGCGCTCGGCATCGAGGGTGTCGGCGGCGGCCCGAAAAGAGGGCTCGTCGATCTCCGCGGTGCTGTAGCCCCGTCCCCAAACCCGGTCGGTCAGGCACTCGTGGAGGATGTGGGCGGGGTTCATGTCGCCGTCGATGTCGGCGGTGTCCGCGTACCACTGGGGCGCGCCGTCGCAGCGGCGCAGGATCCGCCGTGCCTCCGCGCTCCAGGGCTTGATGTAGGGGTTCATCGCCGAGAGCTGCGGGCGGCGCAGGATCAACGACACCACCCCGCGGAAGGCGGGCACCAGGCCGCCGAGCTGGGCGGCCAGGTAGTCGTTCTGCCCGTCCGAGGCCGTGCCCATCACCAGGTCCACCGCGCCCACGACGCCGCCCTCGCGGTCATCGCCGCCGAAGAGGTTGGGCTTATCGATGTCGATCTGGCCGCTGTCGGTCCGGGATCCCGACCACGCCGTGCGCTCGCCCACGACGATCTTGGTCAGCGCATCCACCGGGCCGTGGCAGAGGACCAAGTGCATCCCGGCGTAGTAGCGGTAGCCGACCGTGACCTTCTTGCTGCCGCCGCTCATTGGCTTCCCTCGTCAAGGGCCTGCCGCTCGACCGCGTCGGCCAGGCGGATGGCCATGGCATCCCCGGTGGCCCTAAGCCACTCGGTGGTGACGCCCCGCCGGCGGAAATCCTCGAACGTCACCCCCTCCCTCGGAAACCACCGCCGCAGCCCCGCGTTGCAGTAGCCGAGCGACTTGGCATCCAGATGGGTGGCGATCACTTCTTGCCGCCCCCCTTGACCCGGATCGGGGTGGTGCGCACGTCGCCGAACCACACGCAATTGGGCTGCTTGATCATCCGGGTGCCGAACAGCACCGGGATGGCGCCGTCGCTCGCCGCCACCGGCGCCTCGACCTGCCCGGGCTTCGGTGTCGTGGTTTTGGGCCGCGGGGCGAGCAGCGCGGAGAGGACCGCGGTGACGACCCAGACGATCAGGTATTGCCACATCGGGGCACCTCAGACGATGGCATCCCCGGTGAAGGGGTTCTTCTGCGGGATGTAGGGGAAGCCGCCGAAGTTGAGCTGGTTGCCAAACTTCGCGGCACAGGTGGCGAGCGTGTGGTCGCACCCGGGGTAGGCCTCGAAGGCATCCCCGGCCTCAAGGCCTGGGATCGGCGCCGACAGGGTCACGGCACCGCCCGCGCTGGCGACGATCAACCGCTGGGCCCCGGCTGCATTGATGCGCCCGCCGACGAACCAGCCCACGGGCTGCGACAGGAAGACCGCCGCGGTGACCGCAAGGCCCGCCACGCTCTCGACAGTGCCGGTGACCTTGTAGTCGGCGGCATTGACCCGGCAGCCGCCGTGATAGAGGGGGTGGCGGCAGTTGAGCTGGTAGTTCGCCCCCCGCCCGGAGCGTTTCAGCGTGGTGAAGACTGGCTCGCAGCGCAGCGACACCGTCGCGCCGGCGAAGGTCACCGCCACCACCCGGCCCTTCCACCAGGTGATGAACTCCGCGTCCGGGTCCGCCAGGTGGCGGCGGAAGACGGTGAGCGTCAGCACCCCGTCCGGTGGGGTGACGATGAAGGACTGCACCACACCGAGGTCGAGCGCCGCCTCCAGCGTGAGCATCGCGCGGCCGAATTCCTGGGTCTGCTCGATCTCCGCGCGGCGGATGGGGGCCGGGGCGTAGGACTCGGCGTTGTGGGTCTGCGCCGTCTGGGCGGAGGTGTAGCGCCACACCGTGGTGCCGAGGGCGAAGCGGTAGAGCTCGACCGGCTGGCCCTGATGCGTGCTGGTCTCCTGGGTCGCGTAGGTCATGCGTCGATGCTCCGCATCGGGAGGCTCACCCGGGCGATGGTGTCGGTCTCGAAGAAGAGCTCCACCGCGTCGCTCTCCAGGCGCGCCAGCTCGAGGAAGCACACCAGCCGGAAGTCAGAGGGCGCGCAGTCCCGCCCCAGCGCAGCGTCGAGGCGCATCAGCTCGTAGGGACCGCCGACGAACTCGAAGGCGGTGATTCGTCTAAGGAACCAGGTCCCGTCGTTGTGCAGGAAGGCGACGTCCTGGCGCCCGGGCATCGCCTGGTAGTAGGTGACGAAGCCGCGCGCTTCGACCAGGACCTCGGTGGCATCGAGCGCGATGGGTGCAGCCACCTCCAGGCCCCGCTCCCAGGTCGGCACCCAGAACGGCACCTGCCGCCCGGCACGGGCGGCGAGCCAGCCGCGCATGGCTGTGATGTCGGCCCGGTCGGTGAGCAGGAAGTCATAGGTGCGCACGAGGAAGGGGCGGTTCGGAATGTCGGTCACTACGGGCGCCCCGGTCTGGCGGTCGAACACGTCGACGAGCCGCTCATAGGCGACGCTCACGTCCTCCACCCGATTGGGATGCCGCAGCAGGGTGTCGTAGCCCCGGTAGCGAATTTCCGCGTCCGCCGGCGCCACGGTGGAGGCCAGGTCCTCCAGCTCGAAGCGCAGCCGCGCCTGGGACAGTGCCGCCGTCGGCCGGTTGACGGTCTGCTCGGCGGGAAGGCGCCCCAACCGCGCCGGGGCGATCCAGGACCCCGCGAGCCAGTGGCCGAGCGCCCCGCGTTTGAGGGTGAGCGTCTCGGCAGTCAGGGACAGCACCTCCAGCGCCTCGCTGGCCCCCTGGTGGTCGCCGACGATCGCGAGCCCCCCGGCGTGGTAGTCCAGATCCGTGGTGGTCACCGCCAGCACCGTGTCGCCGGGATAGATGTCGGTCGCAAGCCGCGCCTTGTCGGTCCACACCGGCACCGCATAGACCCGCGCCTGCCAGACGCAGAGCAAGAGGTCCAGCTGGCCGCCGTTGCCGTACTCCAGCACGTCGAACTCGAAGGACCGCCGGGGCTCCGCGCGTAGGCGCACCCGCTGCTCGCCCCCGTCACGAACGGTCATTACGTCGGTCAACCACTCCAGGCGCTCGGTGAAGCCGCCCGCCCAGTCGTGGCGCAGCCCCATCACCAGCACCCGCCCGTAGGCGACCGCGAGCGTGCGCGTGCCGCCCTGGGAGAAATGCAGCGTCAGCAGCGTGTCGACGAAGCTCGGGCCGTCCAGCGTCGCCGTCACTGCGTAGAAGATGTCCTCCAGCCCGCGCATCCGCGCTGGCGGGGCGAAACCCAAGGCGAGCCCCTCGGTGTCGCCGTCGAGCTGGAAGATGGTCACCGCCTCGGGAAAGGCGTTCCAGATCTCAACCGTGCGGGTGGTGGGGATGACCAGGTTGCCGAAGTCGATGCGCGTGGGCTGCAGGTAGATGCGGTAGTAGTAGTCGTCGGAGAATGCGCCGACGTGCGCTCCGGCGTGGGCCGCGTTGGCCTCCGGCGAGGGCTGGTGGCTCGTGAAGATCCCGACCCGAACCGTGGGCAGCTCGACTTGGGTGTGCGGATCGTAAATGTCCGAACGGCCGGCATCCCACAGGAGGTGCATGCCCGCCGCGGCCGCGCCCCCGAGCGGCGCGGAGACGATCACTCCGGCGAAGTCGGGCACCTAGGCCACCTTGCGGTAGGCGAGCCCGTAGTCCCAGCTGATCGGCTCGTCGAGCACCGCGTAGGCCTTCTGGAAGATGGGGAAGATCTTCCAGATGTCCGTGCCGAGGACCAGCTCGTCTCCCGGGTTGAAGTTAGCGATGTTCAAAAACCGTACGTCCGGGAACTCCCCGAGCAGGGTCCAGTTGCCGTTGTAGGGCGAGCGGAAGGTGCCGGCGTAGAGCGGCACCATCGGGGCGAGCCCATTCCAGCTCTGCGGCGCGCAGTGGTAGGCCAGATCGTGCGCGAGGCTGGTGAGCGAGCGGTCCCCCGAAGGCCCGCCGCGGCTGTTGGCCACGTTGGCGTAGCTGCCGACCCCGTAGTAGTCGTATTGCGAGGTGTCGTAGTACGTGCCGGTGGTGAGCACGGTCCAGCCCACGGTCTTGCCGTCGATGTCCGCGCGCACATAGGCGCCGGGGTAGGCCTTGCTCTCCAGGTTCGCGCGTGAGGTGTTGATGCCGTTCATCCCGAAGGGCACCTGGGCGTTGGTGACGTCGAAGGCGTTGGCCGTGGTGGTAGAGGACTCGACCGGGCTTCCGGCAGTGAGGTACTGCCCGCCCGGGAAGTCGCCGTACTTCGTGATGAAGCCGAAGGACAGGTGGCGGAAGCGCCCC